ACACCCATATGACTTAATAACTTCTCCCGTATGACCTACCAGATCTCCCCAAGATGAATCCCAAAGACTCTTTGTTGAGACCTCCATTCTTTGTAGCCTTGAACGACGTTCCATCAAGATAGTTGCTAGCCATAGTTCGTTTATTTTTACATATCTGTAAGATTCGATCTTCGATAGAGTCGTCGATGAATATTTCGTAGACGTATACATCCTTGAGCTGACCTGGTCTCCAAGCTCTAGCCTCGGCCTGATCAGAGACGGTGGGTGTCCACCAAGGTTCGAATGATATGATATGGTTGGCCTCTGTTAAATTAAGACCCTCACTACCTACCTTGTACGTCATCAATAACACCCTCACTCTAGGGTTGAACTTGAAGGCATTGATGAGATTGTCTCTCTCATCACCAGTGGTATCTCCATCGATCTGTACAAAAAACTCTTTATCAAAAACTACACCCTCTTCGTCTTGCTCAATCTCATAATCAAATCGATGGGAGATTAGATCTAAAAGGCTTTTAAAAGAGGAGAATATGATGACCTTGTCGTTCTTTGGTATATCCTTCAATATATTTATGGCAAGGTCAATCTTTTCAGAGTGCATACCTGCCTTACCATCTCGATCATGACACCATCTACCCATCTCGGATTTCTTGTCATTGATAAAATTATTTACCTTGTTGTTGATGGTCTGATTCATAACCTCTTTATCCATCTTTCTTCTCTCAAAGTCAGATTCATACCTCCTTACGAAATTACCATTTACTACGGTACCAGTGATTAACGATTTTGATTCAGAGACTAAAGATTTTGATTTAGAAGTAGTCTTTGGTTTAGGTACATCATCCTCTTCCTCATCTTCATCATCTTCATTCTCCTCTTCCTCCTCTGCGTCACCACTACCCATCTTTTTTGTAGATGATCTCATCTTGGATTTCTTTATGCGTTTTGCCTTATCGGTCATGACAAAGGGTGCTATACAACATTGTCTCAATCTTATAAAGAGAGCCAATACACAACTAAAATCACAGAGACTCGCCATCATCTTGTCAAAGGCATTCCTACACTCTCCCAACATCCAATTATATATCCCCTTCTCTTTATCCGTCAACTTTAACGTGTATGCAATCTTGTGTCTGGGTGGAAGTTCAATGTTTGCATCCTTATATGTACAATTGATGATAGCTTTATCCATTCCGTGGTCCTTAAAGACTCTCTCATTTCCCGATTTTCCCCAGACATTCTGGGACGTAATTCTATTATACCCTAAAAACCTAAATTGACTCCAAATGTCTGTTGAATTGGAGACCACAATACCACATTCGTCATTGTTTTTATTCATGTTACTAACATTACCTACAATATAATTGTGATTGTCTTCTACCTCTATATCATATACTTTGTTTGTTTTGGATTTGATACCATACAATATATCAGTGACAGAATCTATTTTGTAATTTTTATATTCATCGCTTGGTGTTATTTTTTCTTTTGGTATTATAAAAGGTTCATGGTCTCTTGTTTTTGTGGAGGGGTTTTCACATTTAGTACATAATCTGTATAGTTCATATTTTTTGTGATTTTTCTTACAAACAAATGACAAAACTCCACATCTTTTACAATTGTCCCATTTACAGATACTTATAAGTTCTTTCCCCAATTTATTTCTAAGCTCTTGAATTATCATACCTTTATATCTCTTCTCAATTGGGATATTGTATTTATTATTAAACACATCTGTTAAAGATTTTGTCGAGTCTTCAATCTGTTCTTGAAGTTTTTTGCATTCAATTTTATATTGAACGCATTCGGGTATATCAAACTTTATTATTCGATTTATTAACTCTTTGATTCCTTTGGAATTTAAAATAATGAGTGGATGAATGTTACCACTAACACTATGTTTTTGCTTGATCCATTTACACTCGATGTTCATGGATCTTAATTTTTCACATAATCTTTCTTGAGTGTCTTCATCAAACCTACATGAACATAATGTTAAAGTGTCACCATTTTTTTTCATATAACCATCATCCAAAAACCAGATCGTTAAGGCCAAATCATCAATCTTATCGATCATGGATTGTGGAACGGATATTTTTTTAGATTGTACACCATCAAAGGGAAAATGGAAATTACTAATAGTTGAATCATAAATCATAGATTCTCCTGTATTTTTCCTGGGTCCATTAACCTTAGAACCAAATATATTAGCTTTCCATCTCAAATATCCTTCTTGTTTTTCACAGTGCGATAACCTCATCAACGTTTTATAGTTTTCACTAACAACAAAATGACCATCACCCAAATAACTTCCTATCGCTATTTGTAATTGATCCTCATTTAGAATGTTCATAGTGAGAGACTTTGAAATTTTGACATCGTAGAATATAAGGTAATCTCCGACCTTAATATTTTTAGCTTTTTTATACCCATCTGTTGTGAGAATTTTGTGATTTTTAGTACATGTTAGTTTTCTTTTACCAACCACTACTGTTATCAACTCTTCTGTTAAATCATATTCATACCCCCTTACCAATTTTTTATATTCAAAATTGTCTGTTTTTAGATTAAGAGATAAGATTTGTAAATCGCCAGGTTGTTTGTTTTTTACCAACTTTCCTATAGACATATTTCCTTTGTTAGTCATTACTTTGGTTCCAAAAGGAACACAGCAATTTCTGATTGGACTACCCGTTAAACACCATTTAAAGTTACCACAAAGACCTAGAATAGACTTGAATTTACCCGTTTTCGGGTTGGAAAAGCACTGGCTCTCATCACATATGATCCTATTGAATTTAACCTCAAAGAGAGCCTTCTTTCCATATATCTTTGGATTCTCTTCGACTGTAGACCTACTTCTCTCCTTTATCTCGACGATCTTGTTCTTCATCAATGTGTGTTCATCACCTAGTACCAAATTATACCTCTCATACTTTCCCTCCTTGTACCCACCCATGACGACGTCGTAGGTTGTTACTATGATTTGATAGTCCAACATCTCTTTACAATTGATACTTGTCATTCTCTTACCTATATGATCTTGATGGAATAACAGAACCCGAATCTTATCACCAAAGAACTTTTCAAATCCACTACGTCTCCATTCATTCATCACGGTCTTTGATGCGACGACGAGATCTGGACCCTGACCTGGATGTGTCAACATGTGGATCATAGCGATCAACGTCTTACCCAGACCCATCTCTAATCTAATCATACCACCCCTAACACCACTGTTCAAATTAAGAGTATTCAGACAAGAATCCTCTCTCTTCTTCATAAATGCTAACGTGTCGACCTGATGCTTCCACAACTTTACAGGGGTGGTCTTTACCAACCTTCCATGTTCATCCCTTGACGTTATACAGGTCTTTATGGGGATACCAACGATATTATACTTTTCAAATATATCGTGGTACCTATAATCTTCGTGATAGGCAAATCTAAGAATGTCGGTATAATCAAAGTTACTAAATAGTTTGTCATCTATGATCTTCTTCTCTTCGTCTATATAATGGTTGATGGTGTACCCCTCCTTACCTACCACGGGTTCATAGAAGAACTCTATAGTCTCATCATCAACGTACTCGTTATCTTCCCATGGTCTAACTATATCGTTAGGGTCGATAAGATCCTTTGCATCCTTTATAGATTTTGTTTTTTGTTCCACATTGATAACTAGACTCTTTACACCTTTATCTAGTTCATTTACTTCCTCATCCTCTTCTACCTCATATTCTTCTTCCTCATCCTCTTCTACATCGTATTCTTCTTCCTCTTCTTCTTCAACCTCATCATCTTCTTCGTCAACCTCTTCATCAACATCTTCTTCGTCAACCTCCTCTTCTTCATCGACTTCTTCTTCTTCATCATCTTTTTCGTCAACCTCCTCCTCTTCTTCTTCAATCTCTTCTTCATCTTCTTCGACTTCTTCATCTTCAACCTCTTCTTCATCAACCTCATCATCTTCTTCAATCTCTTCCTCTTCAACCTCTTCCTCTTCATCATTTTCTTCATCTTCTTCGTCTTCTTCTTCATCAACCTCTTCTTCATCATTTTCATCAACCTCCTCGTCAAACCCTTTTTTATCTATACCTTTATCTGTATCATCATCGTCAGATTCGTATATGATGATAGACTTTTTAAAAAGGGTGGGTCTTGATTGGTTAGACATTATTGTTTGTGTAAAGTGTGGTTAAGTTACAAAGTAATATAATAAGATAATCGATTGGTATTTAATTAGGATCTAGTTTCTTTAAATAATTAAAAAACAAATCATTTTTAATATGATATGCACAAAATTATATATTAATATAATTTTTTATATGACATCGTTATGTTTTAATAAAGGAATAACCCAACGGGTTCATATTTTAATAATTGTATCTCTTTCAAATAATCGTTATATATATTTAATAAAAGGTTGTTGGTATTACAATTCTTACCATCTTTATAACTATCTAATATAATCTTTACAGATATACGTTGAAATTTTTTTCTATCCTCATCTATGTGATAAAATTTTTTCCAATCAACTTTCCCATCATTATAGATTATAGACCTACCATAAATATTTATAGATAGTGTCTCTATATAAATATTGGAATTATCTTTAAATCCTATCATTTTTAATCTTGACAAATCTCTAATATCAACATTATCAAATTCCAAAATAGATTTATTATTAACTAGTGCACTAATTCCTATAAAATAATCAAATTTTATGATTGTGCAATCTTTACAACACTTGTGAATCAATGTCAATTCATCTATTACACATTTAATCTCTCTATTTTCATAAATTAGCTGACGTTCTTTGTTTGATCCTAGTTGTTTATAGAATTGACGAATATATTTTACATTAGTTATTCTCATTACCTCTTGTTGTATTTCACATATTCTATGATATATATCTGGTGTAAAGATGTATATGTGTGCATTTATAGTAAAGTATGTAGCTTCAAAAAATAAAGACTTTATAGATAACGATCTCTTCAAGATGTGAAGATTATGTAGAGTGTAAGATCCAACATTTTTGTATAGTAATGATAAGATGATATAAGATTGACACTTATCTATGTTCAAAACATTGAGGGATTGATAACGTCTATACCTAATGATAAGATTAATCATGTGAAAATATATGGTTTTCTGATACAGATACATGTTAGAGACAACACTCTTATCATATGTATTTTTAACATGGTATGGATCTTTGATCTCTTTATCAAAAGATATATCGTATGTAAAATAAAAATCCGATATATTCTTGTCGTCTTTATATATTCTGGTTGGCAACGTTAATATATTAAAAAATAGTAAGAGACCTTTCATGATTTATATAAGTTTGTATTAAATAATATTTAGTATAAAGTAAAATATTTTATAAAAGATATAAAATATAGATTTTAACATCAAGTACAATAAGAAGTATCGAGTAACGATCATTAAAATTAATATTTTAATGGTTAATTAAAAAATTTATAGAGATCTTTATTAAAAAAAATTAACGTTAACAAAACACACAATGCAATTGGAGAAAAATAGCGAGAATGTGAATGTGAATGTAGAGTATATCTTTACTTCAAAGATTATGAACAAACTATCAAAGATATTAGACATAAAAGATTTGAAGAATGTCAATCTTTTATCAAAGTCTTTAAACAAAAAAATAACGTCTATATTTTACGACGAATTTACCTTTATTTTAGATGATGATAATATCGACAAGGTCGATAAGATATATGCCAGAAAGATAAGGGTGAGTGATAATATCTCTAAAAATGTATCATTGCGTTTTATGAACGAGACTTTTAAAGTTTTAGTCTTTAGAGAACCAAC